CTATTGTTTTTGTGGCGCTTTCGGCTTCCTCCTCTTGGGTTTTGGCGGTGGAGGGGCAAATCGGGCCAGTAGGCTCAAAGCCGCTCCCGGCACCCGCACCGGGTAGCCCAGATAGTAGCCAGTCTTGAGGAGGGTGGGGTCTATCGCCGCCTTGTGCGGATGCACGATGCTGTCCCACTTGGCCCCTAGTTCCTTCGCAAGGCTGTCGAAGGCGTCATCCGAGATGATGGGGTGGTCCAGCTTATAATACAGGTAGGAGTGGATGAGGAAGTGGGGGACGAGGAGGTTGGGATTGGAGGCCACCAGGCCGAGCACGAAGGAGTCCGCCTCGGCCGTGGGGTTGGTTGTACGGTTACCGGCCCGCGCCATTGTAGCAGGGGTTGCAGCCGCTTTGTCGGGCGGCGGCGGCGTTCCGTTCGCTGTCACTCGTGTTGCCGGCGCTTTGCGCAAACGAAACGGTGGCCGTGGCGATGCAGAGGAGGGCCATAAGGGAGACGAGAAATTTCATGGTGATTACCTCGTGCTTGGCTTCAAACAATCGGCACGCTTATCACTCTGGCCTGGCACCATCAATCCTCCATCATCTTCGTCAAGGTCACCGAAAAGGCGCTCCCATTCGGCGTCATCCCGATCTGCGCGAGCAATTTGCGCCATGGCCGAGGGGTCCACACCCAGGACATCCGCAAAGTCCAAGACGGCTCCTGCGAGGGAGTCCAGCCGGTCATCATGGACGAGGCAGTCTCGGTCCCTGGTGATATGGGTAAACTGGTGGAAGCAGGAGTAGCGGTGGCGGGTGTCCTCTCCCTCCATCTTGGCGAGGGACTCAAAGTCCCACTGAATGACGGAGCGGTCCACCACCAAGCGGTGCTGCTGCGTGACCGGCTCCATGGCCGCAAGGATGCGCCTCTCTTTGGCCATCTGGTTGGATGAGCGGACCTCCTCCACCACTGTCCCGCCATCGGTGTCGATATATGCTTGGTGGCTGATAGCGTCTCCAAGCCTCTGGCGGGCAGCGGCATTAGCCCGCTTCCAGGCTTTCTCCAGCACAGGTCTGAGGAGGGCGGCAAACATGCCGTCACCAAAGTTGGCCTCAATGCGGAGGCGCTGGACTCCGAAGCGAACGCAGGCGGCGGCGATGGCGGCAAGGGTCTCTGGCTCGAAGCCGGCCTTGCTTGCCCAGAGGTACAGCCAGAAGATTGTACCGTTGAGTTCGGCAAGGATGGTGAGTGCGGTTTCGTCAGCACCACGTCCAGAGTTATCAACAAAACCGACGATGCGATTATAAGGGGCGTAGCCAGTCCCGGTGGGAATGATCGCGCTATGGTAATGGTCTCCGTCAAATCCGAGGAGCGGAAGGTCCGGTATCCGGTCCTTGGGGTCCTCAGACCAGACCACGTTCTCCGGCCCCTTACGCGGGTCCAGGGAGGCGACCATTAGGTCCTTCACCTTGAGGGGATACCGTTGGCGATCCGAGAGGCTCGTATCCAGCATGAACTGAAGGGCGAACTCGGAGTTGCCCAGGGACAGTTTGCGGCGGCTGAGGTCCTCATCGGTGAAGCGCGTGGGCATGATGGACGTGCCGATGCACGCCGGCCCAAGCTTCCTAATCCGCGCCATCACCCAGGGCGCTAGGCGGTCCCCGTAGCCCTTCTGCTGCTCCGCCGAGGGGTATAGCGCCGGGTAAACTCGGAGGACGTAGCCGCGCGTCTGGAGCTTGCTATAGAGCGAGTCCTCATCATGAGGCGTGCCGAGAAACTTGATGACGCCTCCGGGCTTGAGCACGGAGTCAAACTCCTTGACGGCCTCCGCGATCTTCTCGCGCATGGTGACCGTGAGGGAGTTCTGCTGGGTTTCCACGTCATCCGGGATGATGCAGTCGCCACGGAAGCCAACGATCTGGCCGCCGATGCCCAGCGCGTGGAAGCTCGGGGATTGCTCGGGCGTAGCCGGCCCGACATCGAACGCCTTGGAGGACTGCCGCTGGTGCGGGAGCGGCGCGAGGTGGGCGAGAAGGGGCCAGGTCGTGATGATCTGGAGGCACCAGTTGGTGGTGGCCACGGCGCGGGTAAGCGAACCGGAGACCACCAGGACCTTCTCTTGGGCGTTGCAGTACAGCCGCCACAGCGCGTAGGCCCCGGTGATCCAGCTCTTGGAGAACCCGCGAAACGCCATGGTGACGGAGCGGTCGGGGCCGTGCTGGAGCCAGTACGCCATGTCCAGCATCGCGGGCGCTGGGTCCACGCCCAGTAGGAAGCGCCACAGGAGAACCAGGAATAAGCGGAAGTCGGCCTTGAGCGCCGCCTCCGCCGCGCCTCCTGGCTGGATCGGCTTGGCGTTCTCAATGGGCTTCTTGCTGGGGGCGCTGGCTGGCTTCCTGGCGGTCTTCTTCCTGGGGGCAGGCGAACGGGACTCATGGACGGCTTCCTGGACCGCCGCTTGGGCCGCCAGGGGGTCGAAGACCTTAACCAAAGACGTACTGCAATGCGGCTGCGGCTCCCGCCAAAGCTCCGGCCACGAAGGCCGCCGCAAGCGAGAGTTCTATGTGGCGGCGGCCATCATAGTCGCCGTTCTTGTAGAACTCGGACCAGTTCATGGGTTCTCCCTAAAAGCAAAAAGGCCCCGCCTTGCGGCGGAGCCTCGTGGGTTACTCGTAGTCCGGCTTTTCGAGCGCCGGCAGCTCATCAAGGTTGGGGAGGGTCTTGGCGGCCTCGCCATCGAGGGGCGGCGGTGACAGGTTCCACACCAGGCCGTTGTCCCTCAGCATATTCCTGAGGATGGCCATTTCCTGGTGCGTGATTGTTCCTGCCGCTACCCTGGCGGTGAGCAAGCGAAACGTCGCCTCGTGGGCCAGCCGCGCCACTTGCTCAAGGGAGAGGCCCTGGAGCTTGGCGAGTTGCTCTTGCTCCAGGTCCCGGCCGCCATCCCCTTCCTCGGAGTCAGCGTCACTGTTCATCCGGCGTTAGTGCGCCTTGGTGTTGTCCAGGCGCTCGTTGCGCCACTGGATATAGCCGTTCACCGAGCCAGCCGTGGCGAAGCCGGCGAGCACCAGGGAGATGAGCTGGCGGGCGGACAGGAAGGTGGACGGGTCACCGGGCGTCGGGCGGGCATAGTAGATGGTGCCTTTCGCCGCGCCATTGGCAACAGTGACGGCGCCACCTGCCGCGTTGCCCGCACCCGAGGAGCCGGGGATGAGGGTGTCGCCCTGGGTGGCCGGCGTGATGCCGACTTCGGTGTTGTAGACGGCCGGCACGAAGTTGGCGTTGATGGTGCCGCCCGTGGTCACGGCCGATTGGACCACCACGCAGATTTCGTCCAGGAAGCCGGCCTCAGGCATCACGAAGTTCTGCGCGTTGTTGGCGATGAGGTCCGCCTGGGAAATTTGGAACTCGATGCGCTGCTTTTCGGGGGAACCGATGGTAACGGTGCTCATGTTTTCTCCGTGTTGAGGGGTTAGTGTCCGGCACCCTTGGTGACCAGGACGAACAGATTGGCCGCGTGGAGCACCAGCTCCGCCACGGCGATGAGGGCAGCCCAGACCCACATCCACTGGTTCGTGGAGGAGGTGGAGGAAGCTTGGGTGGCCGCCATGTAGGCTTCGAGGACCCTTATGCGGGACTCGTGGTCCTCATGGTCCTTGGTGGCGCTTTCCCGGTGCTCCAGAAAGGAGTTAAACCGGGTGACCAACTCAGTGAGCTTTCGGTCAAACTCCGCGATGGTCTCGTAAGTGAGGATCGCGTTGGACTTGCCTTTGCGGCCCCGATCACTGGCGGAGGAAACCTCGCCTTCCTCGGTCATTGAAGCCGGCGAGCGGTGATGGCACCACAGCCACCGGCCGTCCCCGATCCTGAGAAGTTAGCCGCGATCACTTGATAGAGCGTCATGGGGCTGGCGGTGTTGATGGTTTGCGTGGGCGTCGCAAATTCGAGGGCACCATTAACGGTAATTGTTCCGGGATAGTCCCACCGATTGCCGGTGTTCGGGGACGTTGCGGAGGAGTTGGAGGTCCCACCATTTGCATACGTGACAGTTATACTGCCGTTTGTGTTCAAGCCGGCGGTCCCTGTTACCAGCCACACGCCAGAGGGAACGGTAATGCTCGTGATGTTGAGAGCATTACCGTTGCTCATGCCGGAATTAGCGCAGAACGAGTTGGAGATGGTCTCACCGATGTACCCAGAAGGCAGGGGGAGGCCAGAGTTCCGCCCATAGTCCATCCATGACAGGGACGCGGCGGTAACTTGCCGGAGCGTATCCATGCTGTAGATGGGAACGATGGTGCCGTGGCGAAGCTTGATGGGTGAGGACGGCTTGGCCTTCGGACTCCAACCCGTAAAGCCCGAAGTGGAGGTGGAGCACCAGTAGTCGTCATTCAAATCCTCGAAGCAGATACTCCACTTGTTAGTGTCAACCTGCACCAAGGTCTCACCGTCATTGTTGGCACCCCACCCAGCCCAGTCGCCAGCAGCCGTGGCACGGGTGTATGGCCCCATCACGTTAGACGAGGTGGCATAGGTCATGTACCCACCAGCCTGCGCTGCCGAGCCATCCGCATACCAAAGGTAGTACGTTGACCCGATCTTCACCATGAACGGGTCAATCACCATGATGTTTGAGGAGTTGGTGACGTTGGCTGCCCAGTTACCCGATAGGGCCACTGGGGCAGACCAGGAGGAGTAGTTATGCGCCGTTGTTGGGTGCGTTTCGTAAATTTGGTAGTTGTGCGCCGAGTCTGCCCCAAATCCCACCGCGACAAAGACATGAAAGGTGCCGTCGCTGTCCCAGAACGCCTCCGGCGCTCCTGTTCCGGTCACGCTGCCCGCTGCTGCCGTTGAAACGGTCCCACCATAGGCCCAGTTAATCAGGTTGCTGGAGTAGGCCCACGAGAAGTAGTTCGTGCCGGAGGTGTAAAATAGAAGCCATTGCTTCGTTACAGGGTCCTGCGTGATGCTCGTGTCACGGGTGGTTATGCCCCCGCAGTTTGGATCACAGTATACACCATTCGGTGCAATGGGGTGCCACTTCATGAGGTCAGCGGACACGTGTAGGAATGTAGCCGCGTAGTTGTTAGAGAAGCTCGCCATTAGGTAGGCAAGGGGTTTCCCGCTTGGGCGGCCACCTACCATGAGGTCCCCAGTGACCGTGGCATCAGCGGAGAAGGTTTGCGGTTGGGTCCAAGTGTTTGCCGAGCCTAGGAGGGGTAGTGTCGTAGAGCACGTTACTTGGTTATTGCCATTGCCTGAGAGGTAGCCGGAGCACCACGGAAGGGTGAGGCTGTTGCTTACCTGGAGGTCGGTGAATACGGTAGGGCTTGCGGCAAGACTCGGCCCTACGCCCAATAGTGACAGCAGCCATGCCGCCACCACTGGGACAATGCGTTTGTGCATGTAGTCGGATTTCCCTAGTTTTTAGGAGACGCAGATAGCTTCACCGTTGAGCCACAGCACCCCATGAACAGGTGGGCGCGTCGTCGGCAAATTGGTTAGCGAAGCAAGTAGCTGTGAGACGACAACCGCTTGTGGTTGCGTCGGCGCGTCTAGTGCTTCCTGCGTGATGTAGAGGAGTTGAAGGACTTGTGTGTTGAGGTCGGAAGGGTCCATCCCCCCTGCCGTGAACACCACTTCAGGGGCTAGAGCTGGTGTGGAGCGGTAAACCTTGATTGTGTAACCAGCTAGGCTACTTGCGGTAGCCGGGAGCTGGATGGTGCTGTCAGTAAGCCAAGTGAACCCCTCTACCTGTCCACCGTTGACGCTTACGTAAACATCAGACTTCGTTAGGTAGTTGAAGGGAACAGCGAACACATTGGTTGAGCCGTCCGCTTGGACGATGTTGTAGCTGTAAGCCATCTTACTGGATTACCTGCGAGCCTTGCGGCAACGGGGCCGGGGGATTTGCCCCTGTAGCCCCAGCCAGGGAGTGGAGGTCTACCCCGAAGGAAGACCCCAGCTTAGTCATCATGTCGGATGTGCGGTTGGCCACGGTGGGGTTCACGGACTTGGCCGACATGGCGTTGATGGCGTCCATCTGCTTCTTGTACTGCGCGGCGGAGACGTTAGGGTCCGCTGAGACGATCCTCTCGGCCGCCGAGCGGTACTTGCTCATGACCTGAAGGATGGCGTTGAGCCTCGTCCCTTTGGTCGCGGCGTCACCGTCCACGAGCTGGTTCCGGTAAGTGTCGGAGTTGATGAGGTTGGCGACCGCGTCTTTCATCGGGGGGACGCCTGGCGCGGGCTGCCGTGAGAGTTGTTGGTACTTCTCGTAGGCGTCCGAGCCGTCAGCCATCTTGAGCTGCCGCAGGTCCGCACCACCCTTTCCGGTTGGCGGCGGCGGCCCAATGGTGACGCCTTGCTCCAGCGCCATGCGGTTCATCTCATGATCCACCTGGCTACCGGCGTCGGTGAGCCATAGGCCCTTGTGGACGTGGACCGGCTCACCGAAGGCGTCGTATTTGGCCGGGAGGTCCTCGGAGAAGCCGGGGATGCCCATTTTTGCGCGGTCCACGAAGTCCCGAGCTTCCCGCATGTAGGGGTCGGGATTTCCGGCCTTGAGCGCCGAGGATAACGGCACGTACTCCGCAGCGATTCCCCCGGAGACCTTCCACATATTGGCGTCCGGTTCACTTATGGCCTCGATGGTATGCACGAGGTTCTGGAGGTAGAGCTTGTCCGTGAGGGACTTCAACATCCCCGTGGCGAGCGCCTCCATCATCGGCTTGGCCTTGGAGGAGATTACAGGGTCCGGGTGTGTCACCACATCCATGATGTCCGCCGTCATCCCCATGGGCATGGCGACGGGATCAAAGCGACCGAACGGTACGTACTTGATGGTTCCGTCGCTTTGGGGGAGGGCGAACGAATATGGCCGCCAGCCCGTGTTAGACAACTCTTTGCGCAGCTTGGGGTCACTCGGGCCGCCCCCGGTGACCCGCCCCTCGTAGGCGAGCGTGGCCATGGTGCCCATCGCCAAGGACCCAAGCGCCATCTGCCCGATAGCCTGGGCCTGCTGCTCCGCCCCCATCGCCCCGGAAAGCATCTGGCGATATTCGGTCTGGACTAGGTTAAGGCCAGGCGTGAGCTTCACCCCGTTGCGGAACAAGTTGACCGGGGTGGGCACAAACGGAAGGATGACCTTGAGCGCCGGAAAGTAGTTCCTGAAGTTGTTGACCGCCTTGCCGAAGGTGCCGTCGAGGAGGTCCTGCTGATAGGTGGCCATCTTCGCCTCCTGAAGGAGGGTCAGGCTGGTTGCTCTGCCAGCCCCATCAAAGGAGTCCGCGAGGCGCTGCTGCACGTGCTGCTTCAGGACACCCCCTTCGAGGCCCTCTTGGATGCCCTCAACATGAGCATCGGCCAGGACCTTCGAGCGGTAGACGATCTGCTTTACAATCTCGTCCTGCGCACCAACGAACCGCGTGGGCAATCCAAGGGTCTTAGCCGCCGCGATGAGCACATTGGACAGGACGTTGGGGACGCTATCGAAGGGCTTGAATGGCATCTGGGCGACCGTCTGGCCAATCCCAAGCTGCTCTGGCGAGATGACCTCCGTCTGGTGCGGGGCCATGATGGCGTCGCCCGCATTGAAAGCCTTCACGGCCTCCTGGAAGCTATCGTGCAGGACCCCCGACATATAGGTATATTGCTGGAGCGCCGCCTGCCCGATCCTTGCCGCCTCACCGTTTGTTCCTGCCTCAAGCCCCGCTGCACGCTGGACCCAAGACCCAATCAGCCGTTCCATAGGCCGGGTGGTCACCTGGTAGAGGTTGGTGGCCCCGATCACAACGTGGGTGAGAGGGTTGGAGACAAGGTTGTTGATGAGGAGGTACTGCGCCCAGGAGCCAAACTGCTTGGCTGCATAGGCGAGACCACCGGGTTCCCAGAGGCCGGGCTTGAGCGCCTGCACGAGCGCCTGGGGGTTGCCCCCGGTGTCGCCCATGATCTTGAGCATAACCTCAGGGTCGGCGTTTCGCAGCAGTTCCACGTCTTGTTGAGAGACGGAGAACTCAGAGCGCAAGCCGCGCATCGCCCGTCCCACGTTCGCCCGCATGGAATTGGCCTGGCTATAGACCATGGAGGCCAGCTCCGTGGTCTTGCGGAAGGCGTCCATTGCCGCTTCGCGTGAACCGCCGAACTCATCGAGGTAGCCGGCGTTGATGCGGGCCGCCAAGGTGTAGGCGTCCTGCATGACACGGGAGGCGACAAGGTAGGAGGCGTCCATGTTGGCGCGGAGGTGGATGGAGTCTTTGCCGGCCGCCTGGAGTACGCCGAGGAGCTGCGCAGGGTCCTGGTTCCACAGGTTAGCCCGCTGCATCACCATGGCATCGTTCTTGGCGTCACCGATCACGGCTCCGCCCTTGGCCGCATCCATCTGACTTTTGAGGATGTCAGCCACGCGGGAGATATAGGCGTCCACCGCCGAGGACGGCTTGCCGCTTTCCGCGAGCTTCTGCCACGGGATGTTGACCCCATCTCCAAAGACGTGGCCGGCATCCACCGCGTTCTCCCAGGTGCCGTGTTCCGCGAGCGCCGCCGTGTCCTTCCTGGCAGTGTCGAGGAGGGCCTGGATTTGCTCGTCCCCCGCCTCCGGGATCACGAGGTTAGGCTGCTTCCTGCCACCTCCGCCGCTGCCCTGCGCCGCGCTGTCCACCATGCGAACATCCGCAGGGATGCCGGTGGCGTTGAGCTGGGTGCCGTTCGGCGTTTCGCCAGGCTTCGGCTGTTCACCCACCTGGTACTGGAGGGAGGTGCGGACCTTCGCCGGCTCACCCGGAACCTCCGGTTGGCTCGGGACCTCGGTGGGCGCTGGGGCCTCCGTGGGAGTCTCGAACTGCACCTGAGACCGCACCTTGCCAGAAGGGACGGACTGCACCGGACCTTGGCCCTCCTGGGGGGTGGGCATCAAGGGGTTCGGGTAATTGTCGTTCGTGTCCAGCCGGTAGCCGGCCTCCGCCGCGTCATTGGCGGGCTTGGGTAAGTCCGCAGCGAACGCATCGCGGGAACCCTGAAGGTCTCGCGCCGCCCGCGCCGCGTCTCGTGCGTCGGCTTCCCTCGCGGCCCACTTGAGGTTATACTCCGCCTGCTCCGCTGGGGTCAGGCTCGGGATGGGCATTGAGGGGTTGGGCGTGTTGTCGTTCGTCGCCGCTTTGCCCGGAGCCAGCCCCTCGTTCTCGTTGGCGGCGGTCGGCGGCGCATTGTAGCGGCTGTGCTCGTCCGTGAGGTCCGCGTGGGCCGCCTCAACGGTGGTGGCGTCAGCGCCACCCTTCATGCTCTTGTAGAGGGTCAGAGCCTTGGTGAACAGGGTGGTGGCCGCCACGTCCACGCCGATGGACAGCATGGCGTTCTTGGCGCGGGCCAGGGCCTCCGGGTCACCCTCCTTGACGGACAAGAATTGCGTGACCGGGTTTTGCAGGGCGGGGACGGACTGGACGATGTTGGCGAGGTTGCCCTCGTGCGGGTCGAAGGCGATTGCGCCCACCGCCGCCGCCTTAGCCGGGGCGGCAAGCTTCAGCTTTCCAAGACCCAACATGCCGGTGGAGAACTGGGCGATGCCCGAGACGAGGCCCAGGGCTGTCCCCCCGTTCTGCACCGTGGCGTCCGCCTGCTGCCTTATGCTGCTTCGCTGGCTTTCGGGGGTCTCCCCACCAGTCAGAAAATCCTTGGTCTCGAAGACCGAGCGGGCAGCGCCAGCCCCCCAAGCTCTGGGGATCGCACCAATATAGGAGTCGGCGGCGTCTATCGCCCGCTCGAAGGCGGACGGCTGGTAGCCTGGAGGATACGCAAGGCCACCACCTTGAGGCGGAGCCGGAGGCGCTGCGGCAGGAGAGGTCGGAGCTTGGGCATTGGCCGGGGCCGGGGCTGTCGGAGTGGGTGCGCCGGGAAGCGGCGGCTCCTCCAGCGGAGGTTCGGCCAAAGGCGCTTCGTCGGGGAGGGAGGCGTTCGGCTGCATATCAACCACTGGAGGGTCTCCTTAAAGCTTTACTTCTCGGCCACCTCGGTCTTGGACTGGCCGGGCAGCGACTTGGCTACGTTGAGTGCCGCTGAGACTGCGTGAGGCGAGACCAGGGCGTGGTTCAAGCCGTCGCCCTCGTAGTGGCTGCGGCCGGTGTGGAGGTTCGGGAGGGAGGCCCACTCCTGCGCGAGGTTGTTGGCGAACTCCGCGTCCGACATCAGGCCCTTCTGCCAGCGGTCGTACCCCCGGTTGCGGAGGAGCTGGAGGGCAAGCTGGTCCTGAAGTTCCGGCGTGAACTTCTCATTGCCGGTGAGACCAAGCTGGGTCTTCAAGCCCTTCAGCGTGTCGTGCATGATCTGGTAGCGGCCGGTGGCCGAGCTGGGAGACCCCTGGCTGGTGCGCTGGGCCTGCCACGCCAAAATCTGGCTCACGGTCATCCCGGAGAGGTCCTTGGCGGAGCCGCCGTTGCCGAAGTAGGCGTTGTAGTTGCCGTGACTTTCGGGGCCGGAGATGAAGTCCAAGATGCGGGCCGCTCTGGGGTTGTCCTTGATAGCTGCCAATGTGTAGTTCCCTGAAAAGCTTCCATTCGCGTTGTTCATGGCCGCGAGGAAGGAAGTCTGGAGTTGGTGGATGATGGCGGGAGCGTTCGGGTCAGTCTCGCGCCAAGCGTGGAACTGGTCCGCCAACTGCTGCCCGAGGTTGCCCTGAGGCGTGACCTGAGGCTGTTGTTGGGCTTGCTGCTGCTGCTGCGGGGGCTGCGCCTGGGGCGCTGCGCCATAGTTAAGGGGCACGGTAGCCGTCACCCCCTGAGACCTCAGCCAGCTCTGCGTGTTGGGGTTCTGGCCGTTCTCCACCAGCCAATGCTTACGGGAGGTGTCATCCATGTTGTCCCAGTTCGGGGGCTTCAAGCTCATGCCCTGTGGTCCCGTGACGGGCTGGGCTTGGGGTTGGGCCTGAGGTTGCGTTGGCTGCGCGGCCTGTGGTTGCTGTGGCTGGGTGGGTTGCGGCTGCGTGGGAGCCTGCGCCGGAGCGGGGGGGTTCATAAGGTAGAACCTGTCCGCCGCCTGCTGGGGCGTTACGCCGGCCTTCTGCGCCCAAGCGTTGATCTGCTGTTGCTTGGCCGGGGATAGCCCCTGGAACCACGCATCCACATTCTGGCGGGTGGGTGCTGCCTGGGCCGGCGCTTGCGGTGGCTGCGTCGGCTGCACGGGCTGCTGCTGCTGCTGCTGCGCCCCTCGGGCTGCTGGTGAGGCGTTCTCCCCAGGCTGGAGGAACGGGTTTACCGGGGCCGTCTGCGGCTGCGTGATGGAGATGCCCTGGACGCTGTTGCCGTGCATCGTGTCCAAGGTGGCCTTGCCGATCTTGGCAATCGCCTCTTGGGTGTCAGCTTCGGTGGCGTTCGGGTGGGTGCTGACCCAATCCATGATCTGGCGCTGGTAGCTGTACTGGACGCCGAGGAAGTGGCCGGTGTCCACCACGCCATCCACGAGCTGGCCCAAAGCATCCTTGCGGACGATGATTTCCTTGGCCTGCGCCAGGAAGCTCTTGACAGGCTCCGAGGCCATGATGGGGTCCATCTTCTGGCCGGCGGCCTTCGTCTGCTGCACGAGCTTGGTAGCCTCGGCCAGCTCGGAGGCGTTGTGGATGACGCCGTTCTCCATGGCCTTGGTGACCGCACCCATGCCCCCACCATTCATGATGTCCCAGTTCATCCTGAGGATGGCCTGAGGGTCAGAGGTGCCGGCGTTCTTGGCTATCGTGTCCTGCCAGCCGAGTGCGTTGACGCGGAACTTGCCGTCGTACTTGGTGCCCTCATCAAGCAGGCTGTCCGGGATCGGCTGGCCGGGGTTCGCCACGATGGAGTTGATGGTCCGCGCGGTGACGTCATCAAGCGCCAGCGCGTTGGCCGTGTCCTGCTTGGTCTTGGCCTCCGCCATGGACCGCTTCTGCATGGACTCCAGTGAGTTGATCGTGGAGAGCTTCTGCGATTGACCATAGGGGGTCTGGGCGTAGGTGTAGTTGGTGCCGGGGACGTTCTGGTCCAACAGAGCCAGCGTGTCGAATCCCATTGAGCCGTGTGCCGTCAGGGCGCGGCTGGTGATGGCGTCGATGATCTTGTTGTCGATCTGGTCGGCCCGCCCTCCCGCCTTGAGGAACTCCGCCCGGATGGCGTTGATGAAGGCCCCACCCTTGGCCACGTCCATGGGTTGCCCATCCTTGATGGCATCGTTCTGGAGGGTCTGCACGGTACTGTCCACCATCGCCGCATGGGCGTTGATAGACCCCTCCACCGTGGCAATGTGCTTGTCCTGGATGTACCTGGACTGCCCATTGGAGACCATCTGGTTGATGCGGGGCAGGAGGCCACGGAGGACCTCCGGGTCATTGGTGCCTATGTTGCTCGCCACAAAGTCCTGGGCGAACTTGGTGAAGGCGTTGGGGTCGTCGGAGTTCTTGCCTCCCCAGGACTCATAGGCCGCATCGAACTTTTGCTGGAGGTCCTGTCCGGCAACTGCGCCTTGCGCGTTCTTGTAGGCGTTCACATAGGCTTGCGAGGCGTAGGCCGGTATGAGTCCCTGCTGGACGGCCTCCGAGTAGCCAACGGCGTTGTTCTTGTGGAAGTCCGCCTCGGCCTTGATGGCGTCGTACTGGTCCTGCTTCTGCTGCCGGGCGTCGATGTAACCCTGCAAGCCCTGGTCAAGGCCACTGAGGGATCGCGCCAAGTCCATCATCGGGGAGCCAGGATTGCCCCTGTCCGGCGTGATGAACCTTATCTGGGATGGCTGTGCGACCGGGGTAATGTCCGGCTGCTGGATTGGTGCGGTCTCCATAGAGAACTGGTTGGAAACCTGGTCGTCTCCGGGCACGTCTTACCCCTCTAGATGTGGTGATAGTGGTTGGCTACATGGCGCTAAGGCCAATGGTGCTGAGGCCGGCTTGCCCACTCGTGGTCCCCGCCGCCTTGACCGCATCAGACCCCACATTGACGAGCGTGGAGCCAATACCAGGATCAATTGGTTGCGAGACGCCGGTAATTCGCATCTGCTCCTCAAGCACCTGGTTCTGCTTCTGCATTTGTATCTGGGAGACCGTATCCTTGTAGTTGGACTCCAAGGTGGCTCGCTTCTCGGCTATCTGGTTGGCGATGCTGGCGGTGAGGTCCGTGACTACGTTACCGGCCTCTCCGTTAGATGCCGCCGCCGCCGCCACTTGGGCCTGCTTCTGGGCACCCTCCAGGGCCGCGAGGTGGTCCTTCTGGCTGTAAGCCTTGGCCTCCTGCATCTGCCTGGTGGTGGACGCGAGGTCGGCCTCACGCCCCTCTGCTAGGGCGTTCTGGTAGTTCTGGTTGTACTGCCCGAGGGCCGCCGCGTAGTTGGACTGGGCCGCCCCGTACTGGGCCATGGAGGAGGCTAGGCCGAGACCGAAGGTCCCAGCCGCCAATGCTCCGGGAAAGCACATAGGTTAGGCGCTCCTGGTGAAACGGATGAAGCGACACCCTGGGTAGGTCGTCACCTCTTGGTCGGTTTGCTTGAAGCCGAACCGAAGCATCCACTTGTGGTGGAGGTGGTTCTTGGAGTACGCCCAGGCGTCTATCTCGGGGTGCAGTTCGTGCATCCGCGCTATGCCGTCCTTGAAGAAGGTGTGCATCTCATGGAGACGCCTTTGCGCCGCGTTGGTGGCGATCATCCAAGCGTTGCCATCATGGTTGACCCCCCAGATGGCCAGGCATCGTCCCTCCTCATCCAGAACCGCCCAGTTGTCACCGTGTTTGATGGCGCGGTTGAGCGAGACGAGGAGAGGGACACCACTGGCCGCCACCCACTCCTCGCGGTCCAGTTCGCGGACATCGAGGGCGAGGGAGGAGGCGTCTATGGTGGTCACGGGTTGGCGTAGGTGCAGCGCCATAGCTGCTACTGCACCGGGCCGCCGTAAGGCGTAAGCATCGGGGTAGGGCGCTCAACCGCCACGAATTGCCATTCCGTGGAGGTCCACCTGGAGGGTAGGTGGGTGTCGTTGGTGAGGGTGACCGTAAGCTCATTGGCCTCGGTGTCACACGCGATCTTCAGCTCCCCGGTGCCAAGCGTGGGCGGAGCGCCAAGGGCTGGGATGGCTTGACCCACTGGAACCGGAAAGAACTCGGAACGCTTGGTCATCCCGCCGCTGCCCTGCACGATGTCAATCCGGGTGTACCCCGACGTGTCGCAGTTTACGATGAAGTTGCGGACCTTCAGACTTTCACACGGGATCACGCCAGTAGCCGTCCTAAGAGAGAACTGGCTTTCCTGTCGCTGCGAGACAATTCCCAAACCAACATATAGTGGTTGCCCAGACCAGTCCCCATTCACAGTCACGGAAGTAGCTGTTGTGGCGCTGACGGTGGCCTTGCGGCCTCTCACATGCTTTCCTGTTATCCGAGCCACAACGGCAATACTGGGCTGCTCAGATGGGGCTACTTGATGCACCCACGAGATTGTAGTCGTGTTCGCCGCTTGGTTATAGACGGCGGACGTGACATTGGCCTCGGAGATGCGGAGGTCCAGCCTCGTGAGGTAATCAACAGCCCCGGCATCCTTGGCGTTTAGGTTGAGGGGCACCTGGAGCAACATGAGGCCGTCTGCCCGCTGGTGCAGGATGTATAAAGTCTGGAGGTAAATACCGTGCCACAGCACAGAGCCAGCAGGTAGACGCCACGTGTTCCACGCGGACTGCACCACACTCTGTCCTTCATTGAGGTAGTTGTAGAGGTATAGGCAGTTGGGCAGACCATCCGTGCGGACGAACATCATGTTGAGCGTTTGAGAGAGGCTCAGGCCCCGCACCCCTTTGGGGATGTAAGCTTGGACGTGGGCGGTAACGTCGGTATCGGACTGCGCCCTTCCCTGGGCATACTGAAGGTTAAGCACCGTGGCCCAATCGGAAGCCTCATAGGAGAAGAAGACCGAGGTCCCCATCTTCACGAAGTTGGCGTGCTCGTTGAACTCGTAGGCGGTGCTTTGCGGCGTCTGGATGGTTTCCGGCGCGAGGGGCTGGACGCCGGAGTTGATGCGAAACTGCGCTAGCTGCGCCCAAAGCACCAAACTCTCGTCAATGCATACAGCGGCTCGAAGCAGAGACGTTGTGTCGGAGGCCGCCAGAGTTTCCGAGATTGGCCCGTTGGAGAGGACGGACTGCACCGTGTCCGGGAAGAAGGTGAACTCCTGGTTGGACTTAGAGAAGTCCACGTAGCCCTCGGTGATGAACACGAGACGCGCCTGGTAGAAGGAGATGTTCTGGATTTTCCTTCCAACGAAGTAGGGGTCTATTGCGGTGTTCACCGCATCCCCACAAATGCGGTCCATCCAGGATGGTTTCTGGATGGCGAACGTGTTCACCGCCGAGCAAAAGATCGTGTGGGGCATCGTTGTTGGGTCAAGGGTTGTGAGCACGCCGGGGGCAGGACACTCAACCCATGAGTTGCCATTGTACGTGACCCAGTACCCGTTAGAGGAGTTCCCAGCCCCAGATGACGTGCCCGTGATGTTGACAACGAACCCAGTGAACCCGCCTAGAGGAAGGTCTGAGAAGGCTTGGGTTGTCCCTTGGATGACGTTGATGGCGCTGCTGCCCGAACCATCCGTGGCTGTTACGGTGAATGGCGTGGAGTCGTTCGGGCGGCAGATGTAGAGGAGGTTGCCATTAATCGCCACCTGGAACCCGTGGTCCGTTAGAAACCCTCCACTCGTGGCCAAGGAGGACTTGACGCCAGTAGTGACGTAGGTGTTGCCGCCGAACGATCCTGAGGACTGCGCCGAGCTGCCGCTCCCACCGGGGTCTCCTGGCACATTGGAGGGTGACACGGAGCCAGTCATGGCCCTGTAGAAGGTGGCCGCCAACTGGTTCGTGTAGATGTAGGACCCGTTGGTTGATATGCTATTGTCCGGGGTCGTGTAGGTGTAGGTGTAGGTTGCCCCACCACACGTCACCGAGAGCGTATAGGTCTGGAGGTAGTTGCCTTCCTTGAAGAAGACGAGGGCCTCGGGTGGGCGTGAGGGTGACCGTTCGCCCGTGTACGAGGGAGTCCTGCTTCGGTTTACGATGAAGGTGTAATCCCCTACCGTCTGGACCCTGAAGTTGTCCGAGTCCAAGACCCCCGGAGTGCTCGCCAAATATCCGTCGCCGCCCGTGTTGTCACTTACCGCACACGGGCTACCAGTGCTCAAGTCGTAGACTTCCAAGGTCCCGTTGTAGAGGACCATCAGGTAGTGCTCCGAGAGGCCCCGGCGCAGCTCATAGGTGAACGCTCCAGGCCGCTGCACGCCGTTCCGGTAGCTCAATATGTCAGCCCCCGGCCGGGCCACAACGCCAAGCCTGGGGGAGTTCACGCAATCAAACTGCGCCTCGCATTGAGAGTCGCGCCTCTGCTGGGCGACCTGCTGGGAGACCCCCTGGATGATGGACGGAATTGGCCTGGACTGGAAACCCTTTGCTACCATTGGGCGCTACCTCCTGCCCATGAAGGCGAGGTGAGGGTTGATATAGTCTCCCTCATCGCTTTGCTCCGCGTCCCACTGGTGGGCAAGCGATACGGCTTCCTCATACGCAGTGTCGGTGAACTTGAAGGTCATCGAGTCGGGCACACGGCCAACCGCGAACATCCTGGCGGCCTTACAGAGCACCAACCAGCGAATAGGCTGGGGGAGGGTCTCGAAGGGGTAGTAGAACTGGACGTTGATGTAGAGCACGCCCATTCCGCTGCTCCCCGAGCTAAGAAGGGGCTGAGGAGTCATTTGCCCATTGGAGCCGTTGGCCCAGATGAAGGTGTGGTTATCCAGGTCGTAGAGCTGGCCATTGCGAACGGTGGCCTTGCGGTTCTTGGACTTCCAGCCCACCCCAAGGAAGTTGGCGTTGGCCGGCAGGGAAATGGAGCCGTCCACCGGGCTTGGGTTGATCGGGTAGTTCTCGTCCGTGTTGAAGGCCCATCTCTCGGACTGGACCTGCACGGCCACGTCGCTAATCGTGTTGAGGGCCTTCTGGACTTCCTCATCGGTGCTGGCGGTTGTCAGGGTGGCAACCTGCGCGGTGCCCACCGAGGCCAGCATCTCGTTGACGGCTTGGAGTAGCGTTACGGGTACTGTTGGTGTTGTGGTCACAATGAAAGTCTCCGTTTACGGCTGGGCAGCGCGCGGGCTAGAGGGAACCGCTAAGTTGGCTCTAGGGGGCGGACAGGCAGGACCGAGAGGTGGGCGTTGACCCGCCGTCTTGTGAAGCTGCCCACTCGTAAAGGGGGGATGCGAGAGGTGGCCCTCCCCGCCGCCGAAGCGAGGAGGAGGGCCGAGGGGTGGCGTGGCTGATTACGCCAAGAGGGTGCGGCCGTTGGTGGAGATGCCCACACCAGCGTCCGAATTGTTGGACAGTTCAATGGAGCACTCGTTGCGCAACGGGCCGTGGCCGTTGAACATCGAGGCGATGAGCAAGGTGCCCAGGCGCTCGTCCTGCTGCTTCATGACCACCTTCATGGCGCGGCGCTCCAGGGTGCCCACCGCCATCTTGTTGCCGATGTGGCCCACGGTGGCGGAGAAGTTGCCCTGGTACTTGGTGATGCCGGTGGTGATGTTCGTGTTCGGGATGTGGTTCGTGCCACGCGGCTGGAGACCCGCCACCTTGCCGATGGTGCCCTCCGCACGGTTGCCGGAGCCGGTGGTGACGGGGCCACCTTCCACGCCGGTATAGCGGGCCATCAGGAGAACCTGCTGGTGGGGCAGCATGTAGAACTGCTCCTGGCCGGACATATCGTTTTCGCGGAGGTACTGCGCCGCCAGGAACGCGGCGTTCTCCAGCTTGGAGGCATCGGTCTTCAGGTTGGCATCCCAGTAGTAGGCCGGGATCGGCTGGGCGTCCACCGGGGCGTCATAGCGCGGGTTCGCGCCGGCACCCTGGGTCTGGCCCGAGCGGCTGGCGATGATGTGCATGATGGCGATGCGGAACGCCGTGGCAGAGCCGAGGGACTGGCCGAGCTGGTGGGCATAGGGGGCCGCCAGGTCGTAGTGCGCCATCAGCGTGTCGATTTCCGCAATGAAGACCGCATCGACCAGCATGTTGTCCAGCGCGATCTGGACCTCATCATGGGTGATCGAACCGCCGAGGATCAAGTCACCGGGGTTGTGTTCGGTGGCGTCGCGCTTGCGGCCGATGATCGGGAACGAGTCCGCCTTGCCCTGGGTGATGCTCTTGAGGAAGCGAAGGTCCTGGTAGTCCATCACCTCGTCATAGGCTTGGATCACCATGCCGCCGAACTCGATGAGGAAAAGCTGGCGGTCGTCGGAACCGGAGGCTTCTTTTGCGCCGGGACGCGAACGGGCGTCGGTGTATTGGTTCAAGTCACTGTTCTCCTGGGATTAGGAAAGATCGGCCGGCTTACTGGAACCGGCTACGGCGGGCTTTGGCCCGAAGGGTATCGAGATGATCCTTGGCGGCCCGCTTCTCGGCGGGCGTCCTGGCGTTGCGCTGCTGGCGGAGGCCATCCTGCCAAGCAACCTGGTAGTCCTCGTGGGTCTTGAAGGCGTCCACGCCAGCAGCGTCACCACCAGCCCCGCCGCCCCCGGACGCCCCCGAGGTGACGCTTCGAGCCGGCGACGAACGGCGCTCACTCCTGGGCGGGCCGCGCCGTGCCTGCTGCTGGGACTCGCCGGGATTGACCTTGGTGTAACGGGCCATGAGAGCCTCCACGGCGTCCTGGAACGCCTCGCCACCCTCCGCCCGCGCCTTGTTGAAGCGTTCGCGCTGGGCCGGCGTGTAGCCCCCCTCTCGCCCCCACTTCACGGCGGCCTCGAAGCGGTCCTTGCCGCCCACCGATTTGTAGAACGTCTCGTTGGCCGCGTTCGCCTGCGCAACCAGGGCCTTCTCCACGTCCTTCACGAACTCCTTGGAGACGCCCAAGGTATCCTTGAGGTAGGCATAGGTGGCGTCATTCAGGCCAGCCTTGTCCGCACCCGCCTTCTCGAAGTTGGTCCAGAACTCCTTGGAGAGGGCCTCCTGGTTGAGCTGTCCCTCCTTGAAGTAGTGGCCGTCGAACTTGTCCTGGATTTCCGGGTCTCCGGTCTTCCACTCCCCAAGCTCGCCTTCGAGGACTTCGGCGGTCTCCTCGGCGTCCTTCTTGGTGGGCCGGCCCTCGCCGCCAACCTTGCCTTCGTCCTCCAGCTCCTCAGCGGCGCTCTTGGCGAGCTGGCCCTGAGGCGAGGCCTTGGAGCCGTCAAGGGCAACTTCGGTGGACACGGCGTCATTGTTGGTGGTGCTGGTGCCGGAGAGGGCCTTGCCGGTCATGCCGAAGTCGGCGGACGTTGCATCGTCGGTCTGAATTTCCGCCTCGAAACGAGGGGCGTTCTCATTGCCCACTGGGGCCTCCTTGTGCTGCTAATGGTGAAGGGTGACCGGCTGCTGCCCCTGCCGGCGTTCCGGGTTGGGCCTGCATCCGATCCATGAGGCCCTGCGCAATCGGGCCGGTCATCGCGCCTGCGACCTTGGGGGCCGTTTGCGCGGCCATCGCTTGTTGCTGGGCGGCCTGCTGCTGGGCCTGTACGTCCTCCGCTTTGCGCACCAGGCCATCGGGCTTGATGCCCATGGCGGCGGCCAGGCGGGTGGCGTAGTTCCCTGCGTCCAAGATGGAGTCGGCCTTCTGCGGGAATGTCTTGGAGATATTCTCCGCGTATCCCGTAAGGTTCTGCACGTCCGCCGAGCGCCCCATGGCGTCAACGCCCGTGATGACCTCAAGCTCCACAAGGTCCTTGGGCAGGGCCGGGAGGTCCTTGTTGGCCTCCTCGTTGAGGTGGATGAAGCGGGCCACCATGCGCTTCTGGTGGGTCTGGGCGAGCTCCGTGTAGATGCCACCCATGGCTTGATCCAAAGCTTGGCCGGTTCTCTGGACCTCCTCGGCGGTGACGCGCTCGCCCTGCCGCATTGAGGCGGCTGTATCGAGGAACGCCTTGGCGATGCGCTGCGCTGCCCGCTCGAAGTTCCGCTCCACGAACGCCATGTCGGCGGACTTCTCGGTTCGGAAGGTGGTGATGTCCTCAGCAGACCCCGAGAGGAACGAGAGGTTCTTTGCCTTCTGGACCTGGCGAAGCGAGGTGCGAGCACCGGGCTTAACGAAGGTGAGTGCCAGGGACGCCATCGCTGCACCATCATTCAAGGCGCTCGCGTTGGACTCCAGGATGTAGAAGTCGCCGCTGTACTCCTCCACGTAGGAGCGGCCCCAGTTCTGGCCGTAGACCGGGATGCACCAGCCAGGCCACATGGGGCAATCATCATACTCGGTGGTTACCTCGGTCCCTGGGATGAGAGTGCCCTTCTCAGTCTCCTCCCAATATTGCCACTCACCCTCCTCCAGCTTGTCACCCTTGCGGATGAACTTGCACACTGAGTAGATGGTGGCCTCCCGTGACCACTCCTCCACCTTGGCCAGCTCCTCGTTTTCCTCAAGGAGGAGTTCCTGCACGTCCTTGGGGAGGGTGACGACGCGGACGTTCTCCTCCAGGATGGTGGCCATGGGGTGGCCGGACATATCGCGTGAGGTCACGAACTGGCCGAGCTGGTGGAAGGTCGGGCACTCCAGCTTAACGTGTTTCCAGAGGGCGTTCCCGGCGATGAGGAGGAGCTTGATGTAACCAACCCAGGCCGTGGCTAGGGGTGTGGTGGCCGCTTTCTTCCGGTGCTGCATTTCGAGCTGCGAGAGGGCAAGCTCAATCTGGGCGTAAAGCTCCGGGTCCTGGTCAATCTCTTTCTGGAGTTTCGGGATGACCGGCGAGAACCTGCACATGGGCTGCCCAGGGGGGAAGGCCATGAACATGATCTTGGAGGCCAGATTGTTGACGGCGAGCGCCCCAACGGACTGGTTGTTGCCGGGCAGCTTGTCACCCGCCCGGTAGTTCAACGGTGGCATGACGCTTGGGATTGTCAGGGAGGACATCTCCCTTCCTCGGTCCACCACCTGCTGCCTGTTGATGCCGGCAAGGATGTAATAGACATCGTGTGCAGGAGACCCAAGGTCATAGTCCGGGTCTCTACCGAGCGGTCCCTTACCGTCCTCGTCAGGGACCGGGATGTTGGTGTCGAGGACGTTGTAGTTATAGGCGAGCACTAGCCGGCCCTCCTATGGTTGGACTCACATGGCGATGCCAGCGGCCGGGCCTCCCGAGGTTCCGATGCCGGCCCCTCCAGCGCCCAAGCCAGCCCCGGTGAGGGACTTGTCAGAGCGCCGCATGTTGGGCTGGCCACCGGCCCCGTACTGCTCCACATCCTGGTTGTCGCGGGTGGCGGTGGGATTAGTGACCTCAGCAAGGGGCGACGGTGCCGGCGCTGCGGCTGCCGGGGCGACCGCTGCCGGAACACTGGGCGAAGAAAAACACATGGTCAGGGCCTCCACTTGGTGAAAGCTTCGAGGAGGGCCAGCGCCTCCGAGGTAGACCCCAGGACAATCTGGTCGTTGAGCGCCCGGTAAGCCCGTTCGGCACCGCTCACGGCTTCTTCGTAGCCCGGTGCCATCGCGTCATCACGCTCACCCGTGAACTTCACGTAATCTTGCCAGCCACGCCGCCAGTAGGTGTCTTCGGGAGGGGTGATGATGAACTCGCCCTTACGGAGAGCGGCGAGCTTCTCCCCGAGGTCCAGGCGAACTCCGGGGACGGCGTACTCGGTGGCAAGCCCCGCGCGGATGTTCTTGTAAATCGCGGTTGCCCGATCCAAGGCATACTTTGTCTGCTGCTGGTTCACGGCTCACATTCCCGTGGTGGTGAGGCCACTGGGGAGCGTGGCCGGTTGCGGAGAAGCTGCACCCTCCGCCTTCGTCGCCAAGGGGCTACCCGAGGGCACCACCACATTGGGATCGTAGGCGGAGGGCACTAGGCCGCTCTTGTTGTTGGGGGTCTGGGCCGCCGCCGTCTGGGTCTTGGTGACTGCCGTCTGGCTGTTGCTCAAGGAGTACGGGGCGGGGGTGACATTGGTGTTGGGTGCATAAGACCCACCGAAGCACACGGCTATAAGCCCTCCCAGTTCGGCTTGATGTCCACTGAGAGGTCCTCCGCCACGTCGAACTCTCTGGCGGCCATGGAGCGGGCCTCAAGCTCCTCCTTCTGCTGCTCCTCCAGCTCGTTGCGGAGTTGCTCCACCAGCTCCACCTTCCCAGCGTACTTGAGGTGGTCCTCAAGCGTCTCCGAGCGGGGGCCTTCGTAGCAGCGGGGAGGGAAGGCGGTGAGGAGCCAGGCAACCAGCTCCGGGGTGATCGGCGGGGGAGGGAGAGGTTCTTCCTTGAGCTGCGTTTTGCGCTGCTGCTCCAGCCGTTCCGTCGCCCAGTTAACCGGGCTGCCCATCGGCACGAAGCCCCGTGTTGGGGATCACCTGGACCGCGCGGTCGTCCCAGAGTTCAACCATGCGGAGGTCCTTTGTGGCGGTCACTTCGAGGGGCGGGAGGCCATGGACGCCGAGCCACGCATGGACGAGATTGGCGACCTCCTGCGGGGACCACACCGAGTCCTGGATGCGGGCGGTCACGATCTTCACCACCCAGCCTTCCGCCAGCCATTGCTTGACGCGGGCCAGCATTTTGGGAACGGCGGGGCCAATGTAGTTCATGCCCTTCCAACCGTGGTACTCGGCCAGCGTGCCATCCAGGTCCACGCCGATCCAGCCGCCATTGTGGCCGGTGGGTTCATTGTCGTTATCGTGGGGCGCGTTCATGCTGCCTTGAGTTCCTTCCTATTGACCTTCCACCAGTTCGCGTCACCCTCCACCCATGCGATAAACATATCCAACATACGGCGGGCCTTCTTGAGGTCCTCCAGGCCGTTCTTGGCGTCATACCGCAGGATGTACTTGATGATATTAGCTTGGTGGAAGTTGAGGTTGTTCTCGATGATGAACCGGATGGGTTCGATCTTGAAGCGGGTGTAATGGTGCGGGAGGGTCACCACGTCCGCCTCGGTGATCTGCCCGTTGTCGGCGGCGACAAGGAGGTTGGCGACGGCGGCCTCCTGGACTGCCGTAATCTTCGGACCCGCGTGGAGGACATTGAGGGGCGTTCGGTCTTCAAGGAACTCCGCCACCTCCTGGTGCCCAATGGAGTCCAGCCAATCGTTGCAGCCGGCCACCACGGTTTCCACGCCGTCGTCCTCATCTTCCGGGGCCACAAGGGAGAAGCGGGTGGCGGCCCAGTTGCCCTTCTTCTCCTTCAGCCAGAGCTGGGAAAGGGACTTGCTGACGGCCTCCACCGTGTATTCGTAGCCGAATGTCAGATTGTCGTCCGAGTCGCAGGGGTCACGGCAAATCACCCGGTCACCGGCCTTGAAGGGGATGAGGGGGTCGCGGCCCAATCCGATGTATTCGCCCTCAGCCATTGGTCACCCGATCCTGGTGCAAGAGAAAGCTGACGCCGTGGTGCCGGAACCAGATGCGGTGGAACCAGCCCCGATATTCGGGATTGGTGCTGTGCGACAAGAACACCTTGTCCTGGTACATTTCAGCCATCGTTCGTAACCGCCTCCTGGATCATGCTGGGTTCCCAAAGCTTCACTTCCTCGGTCTCGGGGTTGTATTCCCCGTGCCGGAGGATGCGGGCGAGACGGGCGGTAACCAGGGCCTCAGCTTCGCCAAGCCCCGCCTTGCGGTAGTGGCTGACGATGCACGCCCAATAGTCCTGCGTCGGTTCGGCAACCCACTTGGTCACCGCCTCACCCTTGTTCTTCCCGCGCGTCTTCACGCCCTCCTTGGGGACGAGCCGCACGGGGTTGTCGATGATGGTTGCCGCCCGATCCATGCCCACGCCGGGACATCCGGGGAAGCCGTCCACGCGGTCACCCGCGAGGGTCTGGATGAGGTGGAACCTGTCCGCCTCCCACTGGGTTACCTCGCGGACGAGAAGCTCGCCCTTGAGGCCCACGTCTTGCTTGATCGAATGGTGCAGCCCAGGGATGGACTTGAAGTCCTTGTCCCTGCCCACGCAGATAGTCCTGGGGGCTGGCTCTCCCGACAGGGTGCAGTAGTCGCACGGGTCATCCTCACAGACTTCACACCGCTCCCGTGGGGTGGTCATCAGGATGCCCAAGACATCATCCGCCTCAAGCCCTGCCCAATGGAACGCCCCGTGCTTCTCCCTGAGGTATTCCTTCAGGATCGGCAGGAGGAGGGGCTTAGGCCCCGTGCGGTTGGTCTTGTAGTTCGGGTCAACCAGCTTGCGCCAGTTGTCCGAGGGGTCCGAGAGGATGACCTCAAAGGAGTCCGCCCCAAAGGTGGTCTTGAAGGTGTAGAGCATGTTCTCCACCACCGCCTCGCCCTCGGCCCGGTTGGCGATGGGCTGCACCCACCCGAAGCCGTCCTCAAGGTTGGCCTGGACGGCGGCTGCGGAGATGAACGCCACCACGTCCCCGTCAATCAAGAGGTGGGTTGGGCGCTTTGGTGTCCGAGGGACTTTAGCCATGCGAGTATCCTGTAGGGAGCTTGAGGGTCACCCGGAGTCATCAGGTGTGGACCGTGGGCTAGGCCAAAATGCTTGGCGATCTTCACGTCCAGCGCCTTGGCTTCATCTTCGGTCTGCGTCCGGCCGAGCTGCGAGTAGAGCTTGTTGCGCTCCACCCAGACATTGAAGTTCTGGTAGGCCGGGTCCTCGAATAGACCCCAGAGCATGAGGTCCATTGTGTTTGGCTCTGCGTAGACAAGGCCCAGAGGGAGCGGGGAGTCCGTGATGGCCCACTCCGCCTGGCCCTGGAGGCGGCGAAGCCTGCGGTCCTGTTCGCGCGTCACGAAACGCTGGTTGTTGAGGAGCGCCCAGTTCCGCTCATAGGTGAGGTCCTTGGCGTACTCCGTGACCAGCTCCACCGCGTAGCCTTCATGCTTCATCAGGTGGAACAGGCCGGCAGCGGCGGTGGATTTGCCCGCGCCGGGACCAGCCCAGAGGTTGATAACCTTCAGGGGTATCATGTGCCTTTCATGTGGTTGTAAGCGGAGACCCCCTCTGCGGTGATGTTCCACGTGCGGGAATACCGGAGACCGTCCAGGGAAATGGTGGTGATCCACCCGAGGGACGCGGCGAGGGAGAGGTAGGTGGAGTATTCGCGGGCGAAGTTGGAGGCGACGAACACGCCGCGCTCCCAACACTCCTGGAGCACCACCCAGATTTCCTCCGGGAGGTGCCCATGGTATCCTCGCCCAACCTTGGGGCGGGGTCTACCTAGCGCCATTGGGGCCTGTAGCGGTAAAGCTCCGCGCGGCCGGAGACATGCTTGACGAACTCAGTAGTCAACCGCAGGGCTTCCCCCTCGGGGAGGGTCGTGTGGCCTCCAGCGTTCTTGCCGGACCAGGAGAACAGACTGTCACTCGTCTCCTCAAACCCACAGTCGATGCAGATGCGCCTTGCCGTGAGGTCAGGGAACCATGTCTGCGGATTGTAGTCTGCGTGGAGTACCCGGTGATGGGGGCAAACACACTGGTAGTCCGCCACCGCCGAGTGGTACTTTTCGATGGCCTCCTGCGCCTCCTTGGCCAAAGCCTGTAGGGACTCCCGCTGGGGGCCTCTATCACCGCTCACCGCTATTGCCCCTGTAGGCACAGGTGGCCTTGGTGCCGCTCCAGGCGGAACCGAAGCCCTTGGCGGCGGCCTCACAAGCCTCCTGCGTGTTGAACTCCACGGTCATCCCGTGGGTGGTGCTTGTCCCGTAGAGGATAAGGATGAGGACCCACGCGCTCATTTAGTGGCACTCCGCCCAGTTGCTTCCAGTCTTTCCATCGGTCCTGTACCGGCCTTTCAAATTGAGTATCTCCCCGGCTTTCACCAGGCACTCCTCGGCCACCTCCTTGATGACCGGCCCTAAGCCCGGCTTGTGGCTCACCTGGAACTCATCGTGGACCCAGAGGATTTGCCGCCAGTCTCCACCCACGCCATGCACGTAGCCGCGCCGCGCCATCTCTCGGTGAAAGAGCACCATCCAGAGCTTGCACGTGATCGCGCCGCTGGACTGGAGGAGGGAGTTGAGCGCGGCGTATGCCTTGCGGACGTGGATGCGGGAGCCGTCAATGGCCTTGAGCCAACCCTTCTCGGCGGCCTTCTGGACATCTTCGATGAGCTGGGGGAGACCCGTAATGCCGGCCTCAAGCTTGACGATGATCTGCCGGGCCTTGGAGATGCGGGCCTTCTGGTTGTCGTCCAGCTTCCGCACGAAGTCCTCATCGAACCTCTTAGCCAGGGAGTCCAGCAATCGCGGGAGGCCCCGGTACGCCAGGAGCTTGGGCACCTCATCCGGTCCCACCGTGAGGCTGAGGGAGAGCTTGTAAGCAGACCCCCCGTAAATCTTCAGGTAGATGGTGGTCTTGGCGTCGGCTCGGGACATGCCGGCGATCTGGGCGTGCTCCTCGTGGGGGTCACGCTTGGGGTCGCACACGCGGTCCCGGAAGGCCCCCTTGTCGAGGGGCGCTAGGTAGTGCCCAAGGTCGATTAGCTCCAGCGCCGAGGCGTCAACGCCGGTTTGCTCGTGCCCTTCGTCGGGGCAGAACAGTTCCCGCATCTCCCACCCGTAGCGGCCAGGCAAGCCACGAACTGGGCGTTTGGAACCATCCGGCATCTTCTCCAACGTCACCGAAGGACAGCCGGAGAGGTTGGGGTTCTTGTGCGTGCCGCGCCTCGTCACCGCCCCGCACGTGTCCATCTGGCCGTGGATGTACCCCAGCTTGTGCCAAGGGTCCGCCTTCGTTGGCCCGGAGGCCATCGTCAACCATGCCTTCTGTCCTTTGCTGAGGGTGCCCAAGGTTTTGGACACAACGAAATAATCGAGGATGAGCTTGCGGATGTCGGCCGGGAGGACCGCCTCGGGTATCTCCTCCAGGGTCGTCTCATCCACCGTGGGCTTGCCATCCTTGCCGAACGCCTTGGGCTTCCACCCGTAGACGGCCTGGAGCCGCATCCCGAGGTGGGCGCGGGAGGCTGGGTCAAAGGTGGTGCGCTCAATGCGGACGCTTCTGGACCCCTTGGTGATTTCCTCCAGGGGCGGCCCAACGTAAGGCTTCAGCTCCTTGCCGGTCTTCTCGGAGAAGCGCCGGACGGTGATGTCGGGGAACTCGGTGAGCTTCCGGTTCATCGTGGAGCCGGCCTCGCGGCCAAGCTCCGGGTCGTCTAGTGGTTGCCACCAGGAGCCGAAGGTCTCCACGAGCTTGGCCTCAATGCGGGCCTTCTCGTTAGCCAGCTCGGCCGCGAGCTTTACGGCCTTGGCGGTGTTGAAGTGGACGCCGCCTTGCTCCTGCTCGAAGATGATGCGGGCGACCTCGTTCTCCACCTCGAAGGTAAGCTCAGGCCATACCAGAGAACCAGGCGGAGTATCAGGAGACCAACCCACACGCCTCTCAATAAGACGCCAAAGAGCGAGGGTAGAACGAATGTCGCCCATAAGATAACAAGCCATCGCTGGCGACCACTCATGAAACCCTCCCGCATACTCGTCCTTGTAGGTGCCCGTGCGGTAACCCCACGCCTTAAGGCTCTGGGCCTTGAGGAGGTGGGCCGGCATCCTTCCCGCTCGGATGCGCTTGAGGTCAGGGCCTATGAGGGCGTCATAGGGCCAGACCACCCTGGCCATGACCAGGGTATCCCAGGATTTGGCAGGGCGCTTCCAACCAGGATAAAGCCGTTCGGTGGCGGGGTAGTCGTACCCAATCCCGTTGTGGGCCAGGATCAAGGAGCACTCGCCCAGGAACTTGACGCCGTGGGCGATACTGTCCGGCCCGAGGTCCAAGCCCCAATAGAACTCCTCGCCCGTGTCCACGTCCAAGGCGGCGATGCACCAGAACTGGGAGACTGCCGGACCCTTGTGGCTTTCGTGGAGGAGACCGTTGCCTTCTGCGTCGTAGATGACCCGCCGCCCGCTACCGGACTGCGGGCCAGTCTTGACGGCTGACCAATCGAAGGCGTCCCAGAGGATGAGTTGCTCCGGGCTGTACTGCTCCCGGAGCTTAGGCCAGACTGAGGGCCATGCCCTAACTGGCGTCACCGGCAGTTGCCGGATGGCGCTTGGCGGGCCACCTCGGGGTTCCCGTGTCGCGCACCAGGACAATCTCCGAGTGGGTTCCCCAGTCCACGGTGATTCCCAGGTCGCGTTCGCAATCGTTGGCGAACTTCTTGGTCTGCGTCCCACGGAAATGTTTGAGGCGATACTGCCCGTTGTCCGTGAGAAGCGAGATGAGGGACTCGCGGTCAAGCGCGAGGTAGTTCTCGTCCAGCTCCCGCGCCCAGTTGTCCACGTAGGTCCGCTTGAGGAGGTAGTGCGTGAAGGCGTAGGCGGAGGCGGAACACGAGAGGCCCCACCGCTCGGAGACCTGCAACATGCGGCCCCACTCGCCCTCCAAGCTGGAGCCGATCACGGCGTCCAACCAGGCGCGAGGGGTCTTCAAGTGGCGGAGGTAGCCGGAGACGCCGAAGTCCCGGATGACGATGTAGTCAAACCCGAGCTTTTCAATCTGCGCCCACCAATGCGCGAAGTAGCGGGCGGCATCGAGGGGCGTGTTGCCGGCTTCCGGGGCCGACATGATTTCGTGAAGGACCGAGGACAGGACAAGGACGGAGCCAGACTCCAGTACGCTCACCTTGTCCAGGCTTGAGGCCACATACCCGATGTTCGGGACGTTAGCGAGGGTGGCGGACCTTTGGTACAGGTCATTGTCCACCCCCACCAACTCGGCCTGCGGGGACAGCTTGCCCAGGGACTTCAGCATAGACCCGTCCGCGCACCCGAAGTCCACGTACTGGTTGACCACGTGGACCGGGATGTGCGGCAGGAAGAACAGCTTGGACCCAAGGGACTTGCGCATGTCCTGATTGTAGGCCACCCGGTCATACATCGGGCGGCACGGCGTCTGCGCGTTCATGCTTGTGGGGCTAACCCGCATAGACCCCGAAGAAGCCCACCGCGAACGCCACGCAGGCGACAAAGAGGGCCGGGGCCACGAGGACGGCCAGGATTTTCTGCCAAGTTTTCATGGGTATGCGACTTCCTTAGTTACGCATTACGAGAGGCGGAGTGATAAGTGATTCCGTGCTCAAACAGCCGGGAGATTACGCCTGAAAACGCCAAGGTTCCAACAGGCGGTGTCATTAAAACCTCCTGCAATTACACGTCGTTGGTGCCGTAGGTCGGGGCGGCCGGGTCGGACGCAACCACGTCATACTCGAACTGGTCGGTGAGCTGCGGTTGCGGCTGCTTGACTGCGCGGGTCTTCCACTGGTTGGGCGTCAGGGCCTTGGCGGCGGCGACGGCATTGGCAATGGAGGTGGCCTGCACAAAAGCCTCCGTGACGTGGCGGTGGATGCGGACAACCCGGTAGTAGCCGGTGCCCGCCGAGAAGGTGGGGGCAGCGCCGGGGTAGTCGGTGGAGACGGCGGGGGATTGGGCCATTAGGCTGTGGGTTCCTTCGTGGTGAACTCGGTGCGGGTGACGATGATGGGCCAAACGCGGGTCACGTCACCGATGCCCTCGCGGAGTTCGTGGTACTCACCGCCCCCCTGGCAGACCCCCGAAGTGGACCAGTAGGTCCCATCCAAGATGCGCTCGAAGACGTAGGTGTAGGAGTAGCCGTGGTCGTCGGTGCCGGTTTCCTCATGGACCAGCTCAAAGGCATCCGAGTCCTCACGCCATGCGTCCCTGAGTTCCAGGATTGTGGGCTTCTGCATGGGGTCAGACCTTATGGAAACCTTTGCGCCGAACCGCAGCGCGGATGTCGTTCTTCACGCGCCCCATCCAAGTGATGAACGAGTCATGCGCCTGGTTGATGGGGAGGGTGGCGGCCTTGTCCAGAAGCTCCTGGTCCTTGTAGGCCGGGAGGGTGTGGTAGTTGACGCCGTGGTGGAGGAGGGCATCGTAGGCTTCGAGAAGCATGTCGATGAACGCCTGGGCCAAGCTCAAGCGAATACGCCCCAGCTTTCCAGCCGGGGGGTTCTCCGTGTCATAGAATTTCAAGATGGTCCTCTAGTAATCCGAGGAGACCGGGAAGTTGTGCTGCTGTCCGCCGCCCTTGCCACCCGACTTCTTGGGCTTGCCGGGTTCCGGGAACTGAAGGTCGGTCTCTTGGAGCCGCCCCGTGAGGGGGCTGTAGAGAAGGCATTTCATGGTGCCGGTTCGCCCGCGCGGCCGGTTCTTCAAGGACCGGAGTTGGGTGACCAGGGCCAGTTCGCCTTCTGCCTGCTGGTTGCGCTCATGGCCGATGACGAAGGTAGCAAAGTTGGCGATGCCACCACTTCCCCGCACCTCATTGAGGGAGGTGGCCGCCCCCTCCTCGTGAGCCGTCCCATCTGGGCGCTTGAGGTGGTGGGTGACCTGGAGGTGAACCGAGAGTTCCTTGGCCATTGCGGCGAGGTCTCGGGACGCCTTGTCCAAGGCGCGGCGCTCATCGTCCCCCAGGCTCAGTCCTGCGGCGATAAAGGTGAGCGGATCAATGAAGATGATCTTGCAGTCCAGGGCTTTCGCGCAATAGCGGACGTACCCGAGGATTGCGTCAACGGTCCATTCGGCCGTCTCAGGGTCAAACAGTTCCACCTGTCGTCCCCCGAAAACCTCCTGGTGTAGGATGGCCATCTGTTCGTCGGGGAGTGGGTTCTGGTCCAGGCGTTGGCTGGTGTGGATGCTGAGGAGGCGGAGCTTCACGTCGCGGCGGGTATCCTCGAAGCCCATATGTGCGATCTTGAGATGTGGGTCCTGCTTGAGGAGGTGGTACTCAATCTCCGCAATGCCGGTGGTCTTGCCAATCCCGGTGCCGGCCACATGGTAGCAGACTTGGCCGGGACGCATCGGGCCAAGCATCTCCTCAACCTCATGCCACGGCCAATGATAAGACCACTGGGTTGGGTCTTCGGGCTTGGGCGCAAGGACATCCGCCACCGAGTCGGCGGCGTTGACGATGCCAGCGGGACGCCATGCGGTGGCCATATAGATGGCGGACTCGATGTCACCGGGCTTGTTGTCCTGAAGGACCTCCGAGGCGTCCTTGTAGCCGGGAGCTTTGGCGATGCGGACCTTACCCACCGCAAATAGCTGGGCGCACTCGGCGGCGGCTTGCTGGCCCGGCTCGTCATCATCGAACCAGAGGATGATTTCCTCGAAGCGGTCCAGCCACAGGTAGTTCTTCTTGAGGTGCTTGGCGGCCCCAGCTGCGCCGGACCCCACGGAGACCACGGCGAACTTGAAGTCCGTCGCCTGGGCTACGCTCATGGCGTCCAGCTCACCCTCGGTCACCACCACCTTGCGGTCGTACTTGTCACCAAAGACGTGGTGGCCGAACAGGCGGCAGTTATTGATGCCCCCCTTGAACGAGCCGTCATCCGACTTGAGGGTGACGAACTCCTTGTTGGGGAACCGGAGCTTCTGGACTACAGGGAAGGTCCCGTTATCTTGGGAAAAGTAGGGAGCCGCGTGGACCGTCTGCCCTTTGAACCCCGCGAGGAAGTACCCGAACCGCTTGAGCGTGGCCTGCGTGAGCTTGCGCTTGTCGAGGGCCTGGAAGGGGTGGGTCTGGTCGGCGGGGGATAGAAGGCCGCATCCAGGAGTTCCTCCACCCGGCGTCCCTGCCGGAGCTGCGTGAGGAACCACTCGTCCAGCTTCGCCAGAAACACTTCCGTCGAAGCTTGTGGTGTTGCAGGCGAAGCAATGGGTGTGGCCGTCTGCATAGGTGACATTGCCGAACTCCGTTGGGCAGTTGGGGCAGGGGCCTTTGGAGACCACCTCACCGTTGCCCTCGGGGAAGTCGGGCGGGTTGTCGTATCTGGTCGGCTCAGCCTCGTGGCTTTTTCTTTTGAGCTTCCTTGAAGGCGATGTTTGCAAAGACGAACCCCGCAAAGAACGAAGCGCCCAATAGAGCAAACAATTCAGCAGGATAAAGGGTGTACGTCATGCGTAACTCTCCGTCTGAATAGGATCAGGTGGGCGGGATTGTAAATGGAAATTAGCGGAGGGTCACCATGGCCTTCGCGTTGGCGGTCATCTGGTAGGCCAAGTTGCGGCCATAGTCCCTGGCCACGGGCCTTCCCTCAAAGATGCCCCAGTTGCCCACGTGGAGGTCGTCAAGAACCTTGGGCACCCTCAACGGAATGAGATGCTCGGGGCACGGTTCACACCGTTCCTGAAGCAAGACCATTCCGTTGCTGGAGATGAAGTGACAAGGGGCAAGCCACTTGCGCAGCCCCTTGGTGGCCGAGGACCATAAGGACCACTCGGCTATGTTCTGGAAGTCCGGCCTGTCGTCATCCCCGTACTGAAGCTTGACCACCAGGGATTGAGCCGGCCGGTAGACGAACACGTGGCGCTTCACGCCAGACCCAAGGTACTCCCCAAGGCAGAACCCCGCGAGGTCCTGAAGGTGGGGCGTCAGGTCTGGGGTAGGGTGAAGCACTCACGGTACTCGAAGGAGACGCCAAGCCCGACGACATAGTAGGTAGCGTCGTGGGAGGCGCGGCGATCAACCCACTGGAGCCACACAAGGCGGCCGTCCTCCAGCCACACCGGATACCACGCGAACCAGCGGTGCCACGGGCGGTACTGGGCATTGAACTTCTCCCGCTTCTGGGAATGGGAAAGGCCAAAGATCATGATGCCTGCGAAGCTCCATCCAAGGTGTAGCTCATGTAGCGCCGCCCGTTGAAGTCGTACTTGGGGGTGCCGGTGATTGCGGTGCCCATTGCCCGAAGCTCCGCGATCCGCGAGGACAGGGAACCCACGCCGAGGTTGGAGATGGCGATGAGGTTGGTAAGCGCCCGGCCGGACTGGAGGTACTCCAGGACGAGCTGCTGCTGCTGACTCAAGGTGAGCTGCGGGCCGGGGGCTGGGATCACGCCCTCGCCCTGGGTGAACTCGGTGTTGCCGGTGGAGGTGTCCACTCCCAGGTCTCCGGGAAGGCCCGCCTCGTAGAGCGCACGGTCATCCGCGCCGCCCTCCTTGGCTCCCGGCTTGGAAACGGAGTCGGTGTAGTCGTTCATGATGGAGTGGATGTCCTCTCTTAGCTGGCCCATGCTGAATAGAGACGGGCGCTTATCGCGGTATCGGCACACCTCAGATGCACCGAGGATCGGGAGGTCCGGCCCAAGCTCCGCTACGAGCCGGGCCAGGGAGATGACTTGGGGTGGCTCGGGGTAGAAGTCCCCGTCCATTGCCAGGCAGACCCCGATACTGTCGTGGTTGCAGCCCGGCGTGTGAGACCCCATGCGGCCCACGGGTCTGGTCATGATGACCCTGCCGTCACGCTCGATGACGAAGTGGTAACCGATGTCCAGGAGGCCGTTCTCCCTGGCCCGCACACGCAGCCACGCCACGGTGTCCCTTATGGAGGACCCGGTGTGGCTGCAATGTATGATGAACCTTGTGGTGCGGGGCCGGGGTCGGTAGCTAAACCTGAAGGTCATGCTCGGCCGGGATAAGTGGCCGGACCTCGTAGTCGGCTTCAAGCTCCCGGATGCGTGCCTTGCGGGCTTCCCATCCCTCATGGTTCCGCAGCTCGCCCCAGTGGTGCCGCTCCAGGCTCAGGCGTAGAGCTGAGGTGGCCGCCCCTTTGGAACGATAGGTCCGATCCAGGACGGTATCTCCGCTGGCCTTATGGTAGGCCGTGAAGACGCCTAGGTTGATGGTGGTGGCCGGGAGCCTGAGGCCGTCAGCCATGGATCAGGCCGCAGCCGGAACCAGGGAGGCCGCCGCCGCCGAACTCGCCAGCGCCGCCGAAGCCTGCGCCTGCTTGTAGGCCGCGTAGCCGTCCACGAGCGTCTGCACGGTGGTCTGGCCAGCCTTCACGTCAGCCGCCACCTTGTTGATGCCAGCCACCGCGAGGTTGGCGGCGGTGATGGCAGCGGCGACGCGCGGGTCGTTGGCCACGCCGAGGGTCACGATGATGCTTTCGGCCTGCTGGAGGTCGGCGGCGATCTGCGGCGCGTGGCCCGCGATCCACTGGAGGCCGGTGGCGATGTCGTGCTCCGCCACCTGGACGGCCTGCTTGACCTTAGCGAGGATGGTCACCACGTCCGCCTCGGTGGTCACGAAGAAGCTTTCGACCTTGGACAGGAAGCTCACTTGGCAGCTCCCGCGACCGGCAGGTTGATCTTCACGCCGTCCTTGACGAGCGCCTGGATGAAGGCGACCAAGGCGATGGCGGCGGCCACACCCTTGGACTGTTCGTTGGCGGTGAGGAGCACGCCCACCGAGAGCAAGCCGCCGCCCAAGAGGCTGGCCCAGGTGGTGGCTTCCTGGATGCGGCTGAGAACGTAGTTCTTGGCCAAGGCGAGAATGGCGGAGTTGATCGGGTTCATTTCACTTTCCTTTGCGCTTCAAAGATTTCTTGGTAGCCCACCGGCCCCCGCCTGAGGGCCTCCTCGGGGCTGTACTTCGGGCCTGGCTCACGGAGCCATTCGAGAGGGATGAGCTTCTCGGCCCACTTCATCCCGTGCTTCTCCGCCCATTCGGCGCATGTGGTCTTGGCCCCGGTGGAGATGGGGGTCTTGCCACGAGAGAACACGAGGCGAATATCGAGGTCCGGGTATTGGACCTTGACGAAAAGCATCTTCGCCCGGTCCTCCATGAGCCACCGCCCTTTGGTCTCCACGAGGATACCGTTCACCAACCGGAAGTCGGGGGTGTAGGTGTGCCAGGAGAGGGGGATGGCGTACCTTATCTTGAAGGTCTCATAGAGAACCGGCTGGCCGTGCTTTTCGAGGTGCTTGGAGTTGGCCTCCTCAAGTCCCGAGCGGAACCCTAGGACCTCTCCAGCGTGCTTGGCGTTGCGGTAGCGGGGTATCACGCCAGCCACTAGGCCCAGGCGAGGTTCAAGCCCGTAACGTCGCCGGCTGCCAGCGCCGCCGTGTCATTGTCGGCTGGGTTCTTGGTCAGGGCATAGGCGATGCCATGCAAGAAGGTGACGCCCACGCCATCAAAGGAGAACTCAAACGGATCGGGGGCGGCGATGCCGGACGAGCCGTTCCAGTAGATATTCGAGGACAGCGGCAGGGTCATGAGCGGGGCATCCGTTCCCACCACCGGGGCACGCGCCAGGTCGTAGAGCTTCAGGTAGACCGTGTAGACGCTGTTAACCTGGCCCAGCACGAAGTAGAGCCTGCGCGGGGAGTCCTCGTTGGTTGGCGTAATCAGGGAGGCGGACAGCCCGGCTGAGTTGGACGGCAGCCGGGCAATATTCCTGATGCCAAAGGGGGCGTTGGAGACTCGGCTCAATAGTCCCCGCCCTGGTCCGTATCCGCGCCGTTCTCACGGTTGGCGTGCTCCTGGTCCTCCTCGGTGTAGCCGCCCTCAACCTCACCGAACTCACCCGCGCCGCCCTGCTTGAGCTTGGTGACCTGGATGGCGGCGAAGTCCATGCGGACGCCAACCTGCTTGAGGGACTTCATGGGGATGTCGCGGAACGAGAACATGACGCGGCCCTCGGAGCCGGACCACACGGGAGCGTGCATGTCCTTGCTCTTAGAGTCCTTGATGCCGATCTTGATGTCCTTCACCTCGCCGGACTTCAGCTTGATCTTCGAGTTCTGCTTGTAGTCAAACTTGATGTAGCCCGTGGGGTTGTCGTTGTCGTCGGTCTCCTCCTCGTAGGGGACGTAGACGGACCACTCCTTGCGCTGCTTGGGAGTCAGCTTCTTGCCCTCATCGGACTCCATGAAGCGGTCGAAGGCGGCTTGTGCCTCGGCGTCGATGAGTTCCTTGTGGGCGATAGCCTCGGGGCCGCCGACGATGTGTCCGGTCTTGAAGACCCCCTCGGAGTTGAACTTGGTGTCCGGCTTGTTCACCCAGGGGTGCTCAAAGGTGCCGAACGGGGAGAGCTTGAATGTCTTAGCCATGGTGATCCTTGATGCGTTTGGCTTGCTTGCTGAGGCGCTTGGCCTTGGCCGCTTCGAGTTGTCGGGGGGTGTCGGGGTGCGCCGCCCAGGCTTGCTTGGAAACCCTACGAGCCTCCGCACGGCGAACGATGCGGGTAAGCTCCTGGCCCGTGGGCGTAGTGCGAAGGGCCTCCTGGATGCCGAACTTGAGGATTTCCCAAAGCCCGCTCACGATACGCCCACCTCCCTCTCGCCCATGATGCGGATGCCCGCGAAGTCCATGAGGCTCTGCAACGAGTCATTGTCCCGGCGCATCCCGGCTTCGGGCCGCAACATCTTGAGGCCCTGCCTGTGCATGAGGTCCGGCTCAAGCTGGCACCGCAAACAGATAGCGGCGAACAGCAGGGCGGCAGCGGCCACCATCACCTCGGGCCGCTCGCGCTGGAGCTGGTCCAGGGCAGCGTGCGACGCCTGCGCCGTGGCCGTCCGGGGAACCATAGCAAGGGCGTCTTTGTTTAATGGACGGAGGGCCGGTGCCGTGAGCCGACCGTAAGGCGCGGCCTCCTTGAGCACGGCGTTAGCCCGCTTGTGGAGAGCGTCCGGCGCGATGTTGACGAGGGTCACTGTGCAGCCTCCACCGAATGGCGCGTGATCGTGGACTTCTTGTGGGGCTTGTGGCGGCGGGGCCGATCCTTCTTGTAGGTGACCCCGTGGATTTGTGAGACCACCTCTCCGATGGCGTGGAGGTGCTGGCGGGTGGCTTTGCGGAGGTCCATGTGGGTCTCCTTGCCACCGGCTGAGGAGGACAAAGAGAACACGCCGGCCCCCATGCGGATGGTCGTGCGTGGCGCTGCGGCTTGGCGGCGTGACATTGTAGCGGCTCCATGTGTTGCGCTAGGTCAGAAAAAGAAAAGGACCGGAGGAGGCACATCACGCCTCAACTCCGGTCCACAAGCAGCCAGTAGAGTAGCCACCCTCTACTGGCAACTGGTCTCTAGCTATGGGATGGAAAGACTTGCTTTCCTCTCACAGATAAGAGGTATTGGCTAACTAGGCGAAGAAATACTCACTCTCCTTCACCGATGACAAGTCAAGGTTGCCCTTCGCCAGCATCGGCGGGAGCTTCTCGTCTGCGATCTGGGCTGCTTCCATGGGATCAACCCCGGCATCGGCCACGAGCTTGTCCACCAAGACGGCCAGGCAAGCGTTGCGGTAGGACGCAAGGGCGTCTTCCGAGTGCAGCTCCACGAACGCTTCACGCAGGCATCTGGACAGCTCCCACATATCTGAGGCGTGTGTCCCATAGGCGTCGTGGATTGCGGTGAACGCGGTGATGCCCACCTCCTTCTGCTTGGCCTTGACGATGCTCATGGTCAACGCCGCCGCGTCCTGGCTATGGACGAAGTTGGGTGAGATGCCGAGGAGCTGGGCGTGCTTGTCCAGGTCCTTGGTCGTCTCCGCAATTTGAAGCTGCACTCGCTGGCCATCAAGGCGGGTGTTGATCTGCTTGACCTTCAACTTCCCGTAGAAGTGGCGCACCACGAACCCCGAGCTGGTCACCCACACAAGCGGCTGCCCCTGCGCGGCGACAACCGAAGCACAGTCCTTGAGCCACTTCATGACGGCCTTGCCGCCCTTGATGCGGTCGTTCACCACATCCCACAAGTGGTTGACGATGAAGGATAGCCGCTGGGTGCGCAGGGTCCGCTCCTGGTCCGTGGCGTGGGTGGGAAGGGGGGCCTTCTCATCCAGCCAGAGGCGCGTGTACTTGAAGTAGGCGTCCTTGGTCCCCCCGTAAGGCAGGACCATGACGGGACGCTTTGTCAGGGATCGGGGCAAGTCCCGGCCGCAGAGGTTGAGCCAGAAAGAGGCGTGCTCCGCTGGCAGACCCACCCCAGTTTCCTCAATGCGCTCCAGGACTTCCTGAAGTGCGTCAGCCACGAACTTGTAGATGTCCTGCGGCTTGCCCGAGGGCGTGAGGTTAACGTAGGCCCCGGCCACCTCGTCCCGCGTCATGGCGGAGAGATGCTGGATGCCGTTGCACGTACCGTCCACGTGGATAGGAAGGTGGGACACGTAGCCCCAGCCCACCGCCAAGAACTGTACCCACTCGAAGATGGCCGCGAGGCACTCGAATGGCTTGTCCGTGGAGGCCCACTCCAGGTTGCCCATGGGGTCTGCGGCTATCGCCTTCCAGAGGTCCGCACGCTCCTCCACCCACGCAATGCGAGTGTCGAATGGCATCTTGTCCACGGTCCCACCCCAGCACGATCCGAGGTGTACGGCCAGCCATCCGGCTCCGCCGTTCTCCTCCGTGATCGGCTTGCCATCCGCGAAGGTCAGGAGGCCACGCGCGAGGGCGTCACCCTGAGGGTTAAGACCCACGGGGATGGGGTACATGCGGCCCCGGAAGTCCAGCATGTGGGGGAAGTAGAAGCGGTCAAACTCGGCGTACTCCATGGCGATGCGCAGAGTACGCGAGGCAAGGCGGGTCTTGGACAGTTGCCGGGCGTTGGAGGAGTAGACGGCGGCGGCCTCGCGCTTCCACCGGCGCTTGGCCTCCTCGTTGGTCTCAATGTCGGCCGGCTTGGGCGGGAGGTCCCTGGCTTTCATGACGGGGAGACCGGCGATGCCCAGGTCCTTGGCGATGATCTGCTTGGCCACCTCAAGGACCGACTTGTTGACCCGCCACGGCGTCTCCTGGACGAAGTGGATGGCCTCGTAAACCATGGGCATGTGCAGCGCGTCATACTCCTGCGCCGCGCCCTCCTGCATTTGCTTCTGGTGCGCCTTGAAGCGTATCAGGGAAGGGGTGTTGACGTAGGGCGTGTAGTAGCCCCCTCCCTTCGTCCCGGTCCAACGCTTGGGCGGGATCACAGTGGGCTTGAAGGCCGGGCTGAGGACTTCGGCACGGTTCAACGCCTCGCCCACCCACTCCACCAGCTCGGGCTTGGGGGCGAGGATGAGGGCGGCCTTGATGCCACCTTTGCGCGGCACCGTGTCCGGGTCCGGGATGTAATCGAACCAGCGGGTGACGCGGACCAGGTTGTCCACCAGCTCGCGGCCCACATGGAAGCAAGTCTCCTCCGCCCACGCCTCCCAGCCGAACCCGAAGTTGCCTTCGGCCAGCAGGGAGTTGAACCTGTTGATGTTGACGCGGCGCTGGTGGGTGGCGTCGGAGTGGGCCACCTTGAACTTCTTTTGCTGGGCATAGAACAGGTCCGGCTCCTGGTTCTCCCAGAGGCGGACCTTCAGCTCGTGCTCAATCTCCCGCCCGATGCGAACAAAGAGGGGCACGAGGGCAGGGCGCTCAAGGGTGATGAGGTCCAGGATGGTGCGGACTGTGATGAGGCAGGCGGCGGGCTGCACCTTGGGATCGGAGAGGTACTGGAGCGCAAGCGGCTTTGCACCACGGCTGGCCTTCGAGACCCTCACCCATTCCTTCAGGCCAAGCACGACGCCGGGCAACCAGTCTTCCATGAGGTGGCGCACCGGACTCAGCCGGGTCATCTCCTTGGCCTCGCCGGCCTCCACCACACGGTCCCGGAAGTTGTCCGCACCCTCAGCCAACATGCCACGCTCAAGCTCCACTTCCAAAGACCAAAGTGGGTGGGCTGTGATGTCGGGGTCTAAAATGCTATAGGAGTGGGCGGCGCTGCGGGCGGACATGGTGATGCTTCTCTCTCAGTGGCTTGGGAGGTGTGGCTAAACATCGGTTCACCCAGGAGCGGCGCAAGCGCGGGGACTCCTGGGTTCTCGGGCGGGGAGACCATCGGGGGTGCTAACCGGGTGGTCTCCCTCACTATGCTAGAGCTTAGGGGCTGCCTTGGCCGGTCAGTCCTCCTGTTGCGGCTGCTCCGGCTCCGGCTCCTGTTCGGCTTTCTTCGTGATCTGCATGAAGATTGAAATGCCGTCTTCCTTGAACCGGCCGTTGTCCTCGCCGGCTTTGCGCGGAATGAGAATGAGGGACCGCTCAAAGCCATCCTCGGGGGCGGCCTTCTTCTTCCACTCGTTGAACGAGCCGTTGATCTTGGCGCGGGCATAGCCAACCGTGGCCTTGTCCTCGGGGACGTTCCGGCCACCGTCCTCCTTGCTGGCCGTCCAGAAGGCGCGGGGGAGGAAGATGTGGCCGTTGTGCTTCATCTTCGGGAACCACTCCTTGAAGGGCAGTTCCACGGCGGACGTGGCGCGGGCAGGCTGGAGCGCCTCGGGCGGCAGCTCGGGCAACTCCTCCATCTCAAAGGTGAACTTGCCGCGCGATCCGAGCGTGACCGGAGCGGTGACTTCGGCGGCGGCCTCCTGCTGCTGCTTGGACTCGTCATCGCCGGCCGGCGCAGGGGTAGCAGCAGCGGGGGCTTTGCGGGTGGTCTTGGTGGTGCTCGCGGTGTTCTTCTTGACAGTTGCCATGGTAGCGGTTCCTTGGTTAGCGGTGGTGATGATTGTGGTGTACTGGGCGACTAACTATGCAACTTCATCGCGTATCGTCCGGCACACTTTGCGGCCGGTGATGGTGTGGGGCATGGGGAACCTCGCCCGGACCTTGAGGCCAGTCTCATGGCCCCGTATCTCCACACGGTAGAGGTTACCATCATGCCCTTGCTCGGGAAAGGACCGGATGAGGGGAAGCTCAAAGAAGTCGGTGGGCAACCCACGGATCAATCCTCTAGCCATCTGCGTTGTTCCTCGTCTGAGTAGCCACCCGTCAACTGGAGGTAGCCCATAGTGGTGCTTACGTTTCGGTGGCGGAGATACCCCCGCAGCACGTCAAGAGGCATCCCTTTGTTAACAGTTAGGTTTCTGGCGGCAGACCTTCGGAGCGCCTTGAGGACAGCTCCTTTTTGGGTCACCCCCACGGCTTGCAGGGCGGCGTTCCACCGCTCGTAAAGTGATTGGTAGCTGATGCGGAACATGGGGGTGTCCGGGTGGCACCCCTCCGGGTCAGGTGCGAAAGCTACTAACGCCAAGGTCCGCGCTTGGGTGGACAAGGCAATGGAAGCCTGGGCCGCCTCAGACTTGGTGCCGGGGACGGTCAAGGATCGGAAGTCGTTGAAAAAGTGGGATCGTTCCAGGCGGAGGGACTCCTCCACCCGCAGTCCGGTTGCGACCGCCCAGTCAACGTAAAGCATGAGCACATCGCCTGGCTTCAGGTGTGCCCGGAGAAGCTCGTGCGTTTCAGGGTTAAGCCACCATTTGGGGACTTTTGGGATGCGGACGTAATGGCCCTTCACGCCTATCCCCATGGCTGATAGGCAAGTGAGGCGCTTGTTGACCGTTGCCGGTGTGACCTCTTTGCCCCACTGGCGCACAACCACGGTAAGCATCTGGTTGGTCACGTCGCAGGCTCGCATGTCGGGGCGTGGCTTCCCCACGATGGCGAGCGCGGCGGACTCCAGGTCCTCAATTGCAAAGAGGGCTTGGCCGTACATTTGGTTGCGCGTGCGGCATGACGCCCACCTTGTCTTATAGGTGTCCTGGAGGAGGTCCCGAAGTGTTCGGGTGTCCGCTCCAGAACCGGCCTCAGGGTCATCTAAGACAATGGGCCTCCGCCTACTATGCGGTATCCTATTAGCAGCCATGGTGCTCTGGCTCCTTTACTCTGGGTTGACTACTGGGCAACTAACGAAACCTAGTTGCCCAGGGTGTCAACCTAGCGTTTAGCCAGATGGTTACTTGTTGACCATCTTGGAGTCAGCTTCGGGGAAGCCGTCCTGGATGGCCTTGTCGAACGCCTTGGCGTCCTCCTCGGAGGTGAGGGCCGCGTGGGTGTCCATGTCCAGGACGACATGGGCCAGCTCGCCAGTGGTGTTGTCGTGCTTGCCGTGGGACAGGTCCGCGTCCCGGTGAACGCCGAGGTGTTCGGCAATCATGGCCATGCGGTGTTCGGCGGCGGCGTCCAGCTCCACGGGGCTGCCTTCGGCGTCCACTCCGAGCCATCCGAGGTCCGCGAAGTTGAGCACGTCCGGCGCGGCGTGGGTCTTGGCGTAGTCCGGGCCAAGGCGCTTGGCGTACCATCCGGTTCGCTCCGCCAGGAGGGCGACGGCCAGACCCTCCGCCCATTCGGGGCGTTCGTTGATGGGCTGGGTGATGACGCCGGTCAGGGCGTCAATGATGAGAGCGCCTTCGCAATCGTCCTTGTGGACAAGAAGGGTCTTGGTGCCGATGGGCTCGCGCGAGGCGCTGTCATGGGTGTTCTGGTTCAAGATGCGTCACTTTCTCATGTGTAAATCTGGGTGACGGGCCAGCACGGGCGACAGTTGCCGCTCGCATAGGTTCCCGGAAGGCCAGCCTTAGGCGCTTCATGATGGGCAGCCGTGAGGTTGCCCATGGTGAAGGGTCTCTTAGGACTTGGAGGGTTCCACCCGAACTCTCTTGCCTTGGGCAAGGTGGGCGCGGGCGCCGGCGATTTCGTGCTGGGGTGGCGGAGAGCACTCGTGACTAAAAAAGGATGAATCCGCCAAAAGCTCGTCTTCGCAAGCGTCGTATTCAAACCCGTCGCCAAAGCGGACGTTATAGACGCGCGGCTCACCATTATTGCGTCGTGCCATCAGCGTCTTTCCATTGCCCTTTTCGACCAACGCTAATACCGTTACCGGCTGGTGGCTTCGATACCACAACTCGGCGTCTGCGCTATCGTGCCCCATGTAGCAGTGATACTCAAAAGCAGCGGTTTCACCGACCCGCCAAGAGTTCTTGGTTCCGTCATGATTCACTTTTGTCGTGGTCTCTTCGAGGAGGTCCATTATTTTTCGCATGTCCATCATGTGAATATTTATCATCGCGTTGGCCGCGCGTGACCCACACTCAACGCGGACAGAACCTTTCCATTTGTGAACATGGGGACCGCCCACGCGGGCTTATGGTCCATCGTGTAGCGGTGCGGGTACTGGCTCCTAGCTTGCTCAAAGCTTGGTTTCCCGACTTGACGTTTGGCTTTCATGACAATTGCTCCTTAGGTGGCTCTAAGGGTTGCTCTAGGGTGAAGCGTCCAGGTGCTAACTGGCCCTTCGGATTGGGCACATGGTTTCCCACATGCCCAAGGTCGAAAGGTCACCTAGTGGTGGCGGAGGTCGTCAAGGTGCTTAAGGGCTGCCCCGACGATTGCGAGGAGCCAGAGGACTGCGAAAGGCCAGAGAAAGCGGACCATTTCGCGGGCCGTAATGAGGTCGTTTGGCATGGCCACGCCTCACGCAATCACGTTAAGTACCGTGAAGCCGGCGCTCTCAAGCTGGTTATTCCAGTAGTGGCCCTCGTCTTTGGCAATGGCCGCAATGAAGGCGTCAATCTGCTTCGGGTAGAACCGATCAAGATTGCCGCTGTTCTCTTTCTTGGCGGCTTCCCAAACTGCGGCCAAGCGCCGACTTGCGGCCGAGCAAGCCGCCGTCTTTTTGTCATAGCCGCAGCCACCCGCCCAACCCTTGACCATTTCCAGGCCGATCCAGTGGACAAAGACGGTTAGGCGGCGTTCGCCATGGCCGCGCGGTGGGTGCTTAAAGCTGACATTGGCGACGTGTTCGCCATCCTTCAGGACCGCATAGGCGGAGACCTGGGCGAAGGCGCTGTCAAACGCCTCATAAATGGTAGATGACATGATGCTTAACCCCTAGTGGCTTAGGAGGTTGGTTTCTGGGTGTGTGAAAGCCCAACGTGTGCTAGACGCTGGCCCTTCGGATTGGGCACATGGTTTCCCACATGCCCAAGGTCGAAAGGTCACGATTAGGCAGCAGCGCGGGAACTGGCGCTGACTAGGAAGACGTATTCTTGGCAATCCGAAGCCAGCGCGAAGTTGCTGGCGTCATGCCTACGGATGAAGCCCGCATCCTCACACGATACAGGGTAGCCAAGACCCTCTTGGGCAAGCCAAGAGTTAACCGCGTGCTTTTCCTGAGGGTCTAAGTTGCTGTCATCCCCATTGATGAGGTAGGCAGCCCAATGGGACGGCGCGGTGAGGCGATAAGGGCGGAGCATGGTCATTCCCTCCCAATGATGTCGCCGCGCAAGTGACGCGGAACGCACTGGAGGTCACAAGCCACGTGGAAAGCTTGAACGAACGGGCCTAATGGTCCGCGCTTGAGTGCTGCCGCGCCTTCGCCACTTGGGTAATCTTCCAATGTGGTGAGGGCAACGCGGCACTGCTTGGCGCAATCCTCGGCAATGCGTGAGGCTTCCGCATTGTGGCACGTGGTGGCGTAGTGACCATGAATGTTAGCGGCGTTCTTCAAGCCGTCCGCAAAAAGAGACGGATGACAAACCCATGACCGCTGGATTACCTCCACGGCGGAGCATTTGGAAAAGTCGATGGTGTACAT